TTGCCTCAGTGGCAGAAGCAGATGTGTATTGGGTAGACCGCGGTGGGCGAGCAGATTGGGCTGATGTTAGAGCATTTGCTAATCTTTTGCTCGCTGAGCAACCTACTGCAAATGAAACATTGACGATTGGTACTAAGACCTACATCTTCAAAAGCACAGTTGTAAGTGCAAATGAGGTGTTGATTGGCAGTACACTCGCAAAGACCCAGCAAGCGTTGGTGCACGCGATCAACACAACCGGCGCAGAGGGTGAAGAATACGGCGCTGCAACCACAATCAACGCTGATGTGGAGGCAGCAGACTTTGAAGATAATGTTTGCGTGCTTACGGCCCGGGTCGCCGGCGTGGGTGGTAATGAAATCATCATCAGCGACACGTTCGCATCGGGTAACAACGGTGTTGAGCAAGGCACGTTGCTCAAAGGGGCAGACAGTCGAAGCCCTGCGCTCGTTCGAGCCACTGATTATGTGAAACGAAAGTATGCAGGTCAATGGCGCGGTATCAAGAAAGTTGTAACACAAGCACTACCTTTCCCTCGCACAGCGCTTTATGATGAGGAGTCTACCTTACTAAGTGATGTAACCGTACCAACGCGGGTAAAAGAAGCCATCATTGAGCTCGCAGCAAGGGCTAATGTTGAGCCGCTATTGGTTGACGAGACTACACCGGGCGGGCTCAAGTCGGATCGTGTGAAGATTGGCCCAATCGAAACAGAGCAAGTGTTCATTGGTTCTAGCGGCACACAGACTCGGTACACTAGCACAGAGCAATCTCTTAGAGGATTGCTCAAAGCCACGAGAACAGTTGACCGAGCTTGATATCAAACTTGTGCCAAAGGTTCGCTACGTCGTGCAACGACATGGCGTGCCGTGCGTTGTCAAGCGCCAAACTGGAGCTTATACCCCAGAAACTGGCCAGCGTGCGGCTGGTACACGAACGTACAGGGTCAAGTGTACACCACCAGCACCAGCAGCTGAATACCTTGTACGAGCAGGTGTGCTTACAGTTGGTGATACTACTATTATCTTTGATGGTGACTTCAGGCCAAAGAACACCGATGAGGTAACAGTAAATAGTGTAACATATACCATAACGCATGTTTATGTTTACATGTCTGGCACGTTAGCGTGTGCATACGAGGCAAAGCTTGAGCAGTAACGTGAAAGAGTTCAATAGATACTTGAAAGCCTGGAGTGTCGGGAATGAAAAGGCTATGGGCCGTGTGCAACGTGCGTTGACTCTTGAGGGTTTGAAGCGTGTGGTGTTGCGTACACCGGTTGACACCGGCCGAGCACGCGGGAACTGGCAAGTAACTATCGGGAAGCCTGCAACCAACGTTATTGATGTGCCGCTTACTAGACAAGAAACTATTATCAAAGGCTCGCGTGTTACATCCACCGTCAAGCCGTTTGACGTTATCTACATCTCCAACAATCTTAGTTACATAGGCATCCTTGAGTTTGGTGGCTTTGTACCGACTAATCCTGGACCATCAGCCGATCCTAGGCGAGGTCGATATGGGAGAATCTTGGTAGCAGGTGGATACAGCACGCAGGCTCCGCATGGTATGTTAGAGACTACATTTCAAGAGCTCAAAGGTATACTCAAATGACACCGCTGCAGATTGATAATGCGGCTAGAACTAAGGTCAAAGCTACAGGTTACCTAGTACACTATGATAATCTGCACGAAACGCCAACTGGACTCTATATTGTGGCTAGTGTGATTCATGGCGATGCACGGCAAGTTAGCATTGGTCAACGTGCACGGTACAGAACAGATGGTGTTATCTCGCTAACCATCGTTGGCAAGGTAAACATTGGTGACGCAGAAACGATGGAAGTAGCAAGCGCAATCGCAATGATATTTAGAGGAGTGAGCGAGGGAGGTCTAAGTTACAGAGTCCCACGCATCACAAAACTAGGTCGCGTTAGTGGTCGCTGGCAAATCAACGTCACATGTCCGTGGTATGCGGACGATCAGGAGGCATAACCCATGTCAAGCAGCAATCGGGTCAATGTTGCGTACATCAAAGAGCTTGTATTTGGCGTTACACCCACTGTAAGTCCAGAACTACAGGACATTCGGTACACAGGTGAAACGTTACGCAAAGACCCAGCAACGGTGCAGTCACAGGAGATCAGGTCTGATCGTCAAGTCCCCGATGTGATCCGCACAGGCATCTCTATGAGTGGTGATTTGAACTTCGAGTGGTCATATGGTACGTATGATGTATTGCTTTCTTCTGTATTTCAACACGGTGCAGCCTGGACTACAGGCTCTACAATCACGGCTAGTGACATTAGTGCCGCATCAGCAGACCAAAGCTTCAACTCAACAGCGGGCGCGTTTGATGCAACCCACTTCGCTGCAGGCCGCATCATCAAAGTAAGTGGCTTTACAGGTGCAAGCACAACGGCGAATGGCATTTGGCGTGTGAAAACACGGTCTAGCGCTAATAAGATTATCGTGCAAGGGATTGCAGCCCTTATTGTTGATGCAGCCGGTGAGACTGTTACGGTAGTTTCTGGTGCTTACATCCGGAACGGTATTACCTTCGAGTCATATAGTTTTGAGAAAGCGTACCTAGATGTAGCCAGCACCTTCGAGTTAGCAAATGGTGTTGGGCTAAACACATGGGGCATCACGATTGCACCCGATCAGATCATTACAGGCTCGTTTGGTATGCTCGGCCGAGACCTTGTGCCAACCGCAGCGACCGCTGGTGACGGCGGTAACACTGCGCAGTCCACAACGAGTGTAATGAATGCTGTTGACCATATCATGGGCTTTATGCTTGCATCGCCAAGTGATGTAGCGGGCGGTAATAGTCAGAATCTCGTTAGTTTGGATATCAACATCGGTAATAATCTTGGCGCTCGACTTCAGCCTGGAAAGCTTGGTGCAGTATCAATGCGATCAGGAACGTGCGATGTCACAGGCACCATTAGCCTCTATAATGAAGGCAACGTGCTACCACTTGTGTTCTCTAATCATGGGCAGTCTGGCTTCATGGTACCGTTCCGTGATGAGAACGGTAACATTATTGTAATCGACGTGCCTCGTGTTAGGTTCAAAACTGGTGGTCGCAACGCTGAGGGCATCAACCAGGACGTTATTGTAGAGCTTGGGTTTACTGGAATCCGTGACCCAGGCTTTGGTTGGACTATTAGCATGACAAGATTCCCAGGCCCGTAAGGAGATTTCAATGGGGTTTGACCCGTTCACGCTGAAGTCAAATAGCAAGCTCGAGAATGAAGGAGCCTGGCTAGACCTAGGTGATGGTGCTGCGCTTCTTATTGCTCGTGCGGGCAATGTTCGATTCATGGAAAAGCTCAGAGACATCTCTGTACCACGTGCGGCTGCTATCAAAGCGGGCATTATCTCCGTCAAAGAAGCAGCCGATATGAGCCGGCATGCGATGCCCGGTACAATCCTGCTCAACTGGCGTGGTATCACACGCAACGAAGTTGATGTGCCATATAGCGACGAGCAAGCTCTTATCTACTTAGAGATGCCAGACTTCCTTAGCATGGTTGAGGTTGCATCGAATGATGCTCGTAGATACCGTGATACAGCACTGGAGATCAACCGGGGAAACTCATTGAGTATCTTGAATGGAACCTCACCTGGGGCCCTCATGCCACGTACCTCCGCCAGCGGATGAAGCAAGGCAAACCGATCAACATGGATCGACCTGAGTTGTTTGCAATGGAGAAGTTAGTATGGGGTTGGTTTCAGATGCTGCGCAGCACATGTAACCCGAATGATAGGTTACGCGTGACGGAGATTGTAGCGCTTCTTGGTGCTTTCAAAGTTTCCATGCTCGAGGAGATGCTAAGCCTCATCATATCAATGGACGAGGCTCGCGTGAACTGGAGAGCGAAGCATGGCCATCGAAGAGAGAGCGCTGAGGCTGGTGATCGACGGTCGCCGCGCGAAGCAAGGCGCGGACCAGGCTCGTGAGGCTCTAAATCAATACCAACGCACCGCTGAGGCGGCTGCGAGATCCACAGATAAAGTTGAAAAGGAAATGAAGGATTTGAGCGGTGCAGGCGCGGGCCTGAGCCGTCTCCAAGTGTTGTTTGCAACACTGGCTGCAGCCGCTGGTTTGCGGCAATCCGCGAGTGTAATCGGTGGGTTTGAGAAAACACTTGTACAGTTGCGTGTTGTTGGCGGTGCAACTGCTGATGAGCTTGAGCGGCTTGAGCGGGTGTCACGCGATTTAGGGGTTACATCTGAGTTTACAGCCAATACAGTTGCTGAGACACTGCTCACGCTCGCCAAGGCTGGTCTAACAGCAACACAGTCCATCGACTCTGTGCAGGCTGTTATGAACCTCGCAGCTTCTGAGGGCCTAAACCTCAATGATACTGCTGAGTTACTAGTTTCAACACTTTCACAGTTCAAGCTCCAGGCGACCGACTCAGCAAGAGTTGTTGATGTACTATTGGTTAGTGCAAATGCCTCCACAACAAGCGCTGAACAGTTAGGCACTGCATTCAAGTTTGCTGGTTCGTTTGCTAACGCTGCAGGTGTTGAGTTTGAGACGGCTGCGGGCGCGCTAGCCGTGCTTGCCGATGCAGCCTTACGCGGACCATTGGGTGGTACTGCTTTGCGCGGTGTTATTGGTTCTCTTATCAAACCAACTAATGCAGCCCAAGACGCTATTGAACGTATGGGCCTTACACTTGATGATGTAAACATTCAATCACGAGGCCTTGTCCCGGTGCTAAGGTCACTGCGTGACGCTGGCTTTGGTGTGAAAGACGCACTTGCTATCTTTGGCCGTGAGATTCTACCAGGCGCTCTTGCGCTAGTGAGCAATGCAGACCAGGTTGAACGCATCAGCGAACTCAATCGACGTGCAGCAGGCACTGCAGCCGAGCTTGCTGCAGCAATGGGTGATACATTGCCCGGTGCATTCGCTCGTATGCGAGGTGCAATCAATGAACTTATGCTTGCTTCTGGCGATGCTGGTTTGTTGAGTGTGTTGCGCGACTCTATTGACCTAGCGCGTGATGTAATCCTTGCGCTCACTGGTGCTGAGGAGCACATCCAAGGCAATGTTGCTGTAGTCAAAGCGCTAGCGGTCGCAATCGAGTCACTTGTTATAGGTGTGATTGTATTCAAGTCATTGCAGATTGCGATTGGTGCAGCAACGGGTACGATGCTCTTGTTCAATGCTGCAGCCGCGGCTAACCCGGTTGGACTTGTGGTACTAGGTGTTGCTGCACTTGTTGCTGGTATGGTTGCACTCTCTAAGGTAACAGTTGAGACTGAGTATGGTACAACCTCACTTGGTAACATTTGGGCTGCTACTTTCAATAGAAACCTTGAAATCTTACAGCTTCTGATTGATGCAATCAAAGGGCCGTTCAAGCATGAGATCAAAGCTATTGAACTACTTGTTGAACGCATTCCACTAGTTATTGGGAATGCAGCGAAGACTATCATTGAAGCACTTGCAAGCATTAGCCAAGGCATTCAAGGCATTGGCGTTGTTACAAATGCTGTAGTTCAAGGTCTTGGTACTGCGTTGATTGGCCTGTTCAGCGACCTCAATGCAGCCATTGGCGGTGTAGCAGAATCTATTGTGAATCTACTTGTAAAGCAAACTCCTGCAGCGATGGCAGAAGCTATTACACAGTTGAGCGAAGTGCAAGGTCTTGAGACTATAGGCTCTAGTTTCGCTAATCGGTTTGCAACTGGGTTTAGCACTAATATGACACCATTGATGGATGATGCTGGCACCACGAGCGCAGAGAACTTCTTTGATTCGTTGATTACAGGGATTGCCGCTGCAGCCGATAGAAGTCGTGATGATGTAGCGCGAATACTTAGCCCAGAAGACTATGTAAAGAGCATTCTTACAGATGCAGTTAGTCGATCAGGAAGCCCAGATAGTGGTCAGCAAGTGAACGAGTTGAAGGAGCAACTTGCACTCATCAATAATGAAGCAGCCGAACTAGGTGTTACGTCAGTTGAAACCAGCAATGAACTAAGTATTCTGTTCCAAACACTTGAAACAGAGATCGACCTGGTGCGCCGGTTCTCGGGCGACACACAAGCCTTGAACGAGCAGCGCGAACGGTCTATCGCAATCATACAGGTGCAGGCCCTTGCTGAGGCTCAATACGGCGCAAACACGAATGAGGCACGCGAGGCTGTGCTCGCGTACACAAGTGCGCTAGACGAACTCGCAGCCGCAAGGCGCAAGTCACAAGGCGAAGAAGATGCAACCAAGATCATAGATGTAATGGAGCGTGAACGCGAGTTACTACGTCAATCTTCTGTGGAACGCAGACACGCAGGTGACATCGCTGGGTATGCGGCTGCTCAAGAAAAGATTTTCGGTGAAAACACAGAGGGGGCTGCAGTGGCTGTTGAGGGGTTCATCGCCAAGCTCAAGATACTTGATCGTGAAACTGAACTCAAGAATCTATTCGATGGTGTTGGTGAGGCTGCAGCAAACTCACTAGGTGACGCTATCTATCAAGTTGAAAGTCTTGAGGAGGCCCTTGAGTCTCTTGCAAAGTCGCTATCACGAATGGCCTTTGATGTGTTTGTGCAAGCGCCCTTCAAGAATGCAATCAGCAGTTTCCTTGGTGGTATATTCCTGCCTACCACACCTAATGCAAATGGTAATATGTTCGAAGCAGGACGTATAAAGTACTTTGATAAAGGAGGCTTTACTAGTGGCCCAGAGGCGTTCCCAATGACCGGTGGTATCGGTGTTCGTGGTGAAGCAGGAACAGAGTTAGTTGCTCCTGCGGTGCGAGGACCAGACGGTAAGATGGGTGTAGGAATGCCAGAGGCTTTGAGGCCACTTACAATCAATGTCAATGTCAAGGGCGGTATGAACCGTGATGATGCACGAAGGACTGGCCAGCAAGTTGGGCGAGCCGTGGCACGCACAGTTAGGGGTGTATAAGTGGCTTTTCATAATACTCAGTTCCCAGCGGATGTATCATATGGTTCACGCGGTGGACCAGGTTGGCGCACGCTTTATTCCGAGGATGTCAATGCAGTGCAACAGCGTATAAAGACGCGAGATCGTGCAGTGCGTGTGTTTGATGTAGCGTACGGTATCAAGTCATGGGCACAACTCGCTAACGTGCTCGAGTTCTACATGGCCCGTGAGGGTGGTGGTAATGGCTTTAGGTATAAGGATTGGAGTGACTACCATAGTGGTGAGGGCCATTGGCGCTCTGTAACAGGCATTGGCGACCAAAACATTGGCACAGGCACAGGGAGCCTAACACAGTTTCAACTTCGCAAAGCCTACACAAGCGGTGCAAACACGCACTGGCGAACCATTGAACTACCTGTTCATACTGATGAAGAGGGTGTAGTTCGCAAAGTTAGTGTTTGGGTAAATGGTGTTGCTAGTGTTGAAGACACAAACTACACAGTAAACTACACCACAGGCTTAGTGACATTCACTGTGGCACCAACCTCTGGCCATGCAATCACAGCCTCATTTCAGTTTGATGTACCAGCAGCGTTTGATCCTGAAACAGATGAGCGACTTGACCTTTCACAGGATGCATTTGATGCAGGGTCGTTGTCCTGCCGTATTCGAGAACTTGTTACAGCCGGCGTGATGCATACTGATGAGTTATATCACGGTGGCGCTTGGGACGGTACATTCAGCGCAAACATAACATTGAGCACAGGTGTTGCAACACTATGGAACATGAGCCCTACAACAACTGGTCTAACTGTATTCTTGCCCAATCCTGATAGTCCTGTATTGCCTCGCGGGAGAGGTTTGTTCTCGATCAACAATGCAGGAGCAAACACCTTCACGCTAAAGAGTCACACAGGGGCAACACTATCGTCAATGACAGCGAGCAAGATGGTTGATGTGCACTTGAGCGAGGACGCTGCTACTGTTGGCGTGTGGATTGTAGTATGATTACAAAATCTCAACATTACGGTGGTTTCCAGAGGCGCGTGACTACAGTAAGCACACAGACACTCACGCCTCTATCGCCTGTAGTTCAGCACTTTGTTATCAATAGCGTTCCAAATATCACAGTCCTTGGTGCGTTTGGGACTGACTTTCCTAAGAATGAAAATGGCTCGTTACGCTTTGTAGTTTACAACGATATAACAAGTAATCGTAACTTGTCACTTGGTGGGAAAACAATCAGAGCGGGTGACAAAGCCTACTGTTACCAGTTGACAACAAGTACATTTATTGTTCGTATTGTAACAACGCGAACAAGCACAAGTTCAACCCGTGCTGCAATAACCTCGCAAACTACACCGCCTGAGTATGAGCCTTACTGCTTTGATGGTGACCTGTGCGACCTCGCCGTAGCAGCAGGCCTTGCACCATTGAACGGTGAGGGAGGACGTTCACTTGTTGTTGTACCTATGTGGGAAGATGTCACTGAATGGGCGCTGAATGCATCACGCGAACCAATCCGCGGTGCAGACTTTGTAGCGCCATCACACATCCCAATCTTATTTGTCAAAGATACTTTTGCACCTGACCCATTGCACGCGAGGTCTAGCGTTGTGTTGCCTGTAGCGTTTTATGAGGCAATGACTCGCGCTCATGTTCTTCCATATAGCAATGCAGCACATGGTACTTCACGACATTGGCTTCATGCATATTGGCAGGTAGTATCTCTTTCATGGACACAGACTCAACCTAGCATCAAGCGTCATGTATGGAAACTTAATGTAGACTACGAGGGTGGCCAGTTCGAGGTTCGTTGCCAGTTAGAGCATTCTATCAACCCAGAGCCAGCGCTTGCAACCGGTGGAGGTGCAAGTGCTGCTAATGCCGCTTGGGGTGCAGTATTTACAGTGAGTGTGTTCAACACTGCGCTTCTCCCTGCGTTTGTGGATGGCGATACGCACCAACCTTACCTCGCAGCCGCACCGATTGTTTTCACAAGAGATAATCCGTGTGTATACGATCCATCACAGCCAGGTTTGAAGTTTTGCCACCCACATCTTGTTACACAGGCGTGCGTGGTTACTACGTTTCAATCACCAATGACAAGGGCTTGGGTACCGTTGGAGGATAAGAAGTATGTCAAAACATTCAAGGGGTCATATGACACTCGTGGCCGTAACCGCGAAAAGTGCTACGATCAACGCAATGCATTACCTTGGACAACAGGCGCTTGTGTTGCATTAGGCGGTGATGGTCGCATGGGGTGCAGTGTATTCGGCGATCAAAATGGCTTTGCGATGACGCTTGGTGGTGGCTATCCCAAGTCAAAGCCACTCGAATACTTGTGCTTTGAAAACGGGCAGGGTCTTGGACGAACATACCTGCGTCCGTTACTACCAGGCTGGGATGAAGCATGTGGTTTGTTAGATGTTGCATCTGGTTCGGGTGGTAGCATTCGATTCTGCATTGATGGCTCATCGTATGACTTTGATGCATGCGTAGGTCACCCAGATGAACTAATGGGTGCTCGTGGTGGAACGCACCAATGTTTCAATACACTAGGGGGCAAGTGTTGCATCAAACCTAAGGCCGCACAAGCTGAGGCGTTCGATGTATGTACTCGCAGTGCAACAACTTTTGGCCCGTTCAATGGTACACCGTGCACAATCGCATTGATAGAGTGTCAACAGATTGGTACATTCTGGAAGTCGGTCCTCCTCGAACTCGATGATTATGACTATAACCTTGGTAGTAACCCTGAGCAGCGTGTAATGTCATGGGTTCGTTTGTTGCCTGATCCTACACATGTGCCTAAGGACTATGTGTACAATGCTAGTGCTGTGGCTGACATTGTGCAGGCGATTGGCTCATGGACTCTAGGTGCAACAATAGTGGCATCTACTGTGGCCGGTAGTGGTTTAGTGCGAGCAGCCCTAACATTCGCACCAACCACTTATACTATGCGCGACCAGGATATGGTTGCAACAGGAACTAACTGTTTAGGTCACTCGCACGGGCTAGGTTCAAGATACGCTGCAGGCGCATTCGTTGGCATCATTGTGGCACCTACAGGCGGAACTAATGCAACTGTCAAACTCAAGGCCTATGACGGCATTGGTGGTGAAACAGTTCTTGCTACAGCAACAATCACAGACAACGCAGATATTGGTGTATTTACATTCAACCCGTGGGGCGCTGAACTCACTGCATCGTATACACCTACTGGTGGTGCGCTAGTTACACTCAGTGTAAACAGGTGTAGCAACCCGGTAGGTTTTCCAGTGTTATTCACAGAAAGTACTACTAATGGCGCTGCTTGGTCTAGTTGGTCTATTGATGAACTAACACCGATTTTCCTTGAGGTCGTAGCAACTGCTGGTTACTTCGCAGCGGGTTTGACGTTCCCGCTTGCCTTACACGGTGTGTATGGAAACTGCACAGGGACAACCAACCCCGACTGTGGCACAACGCCACCGCCTGTATGCAACTGCACGACTGAGATCAACACGTCACATAGCGATACACAAGCTATCTTTGGGGCGGCTCGTGACATTATTCCAGGCTGCGCTGGTGACAATCCAACAATGCCAGGTGGTGGCCTTCCAAACTGTTTATGCGATGGTCAATGGTGCAACAATCTAACGTGGTATTGTGGTGTGTGCCCTGAACCATTCGTGTCGCTATCATTGACATTCCCGTATAGGTGCACGGTTGATGATCCTAATGAAGCGCTATATTGTGCTGGTCTTGATTTATGGAAATGGGTTGATATCACTTGTGAGTAATACACATTCATAAAGACAAAGAACAACTTATTATCAAGGCTGCAATGCGCCGTGGCTGGGACCCAGGACGCTTGACATCAGCACAGATGCGAGCGGTGCAGATGGAAGTTACAACGATACTTGAGAAGGCTCAAGGCATTGCAGGGCAACTTCGTTCGTCGATGGATCAACGTGTGCCATTGCACGTGCTAAATATGAACCGTGCAACTTGTTATTCGTGTGAAAAGTTCCATTGGACAGAAGATAAACAGCCCGCGTGCTATGCGTGCACATGCTTTGGTTCAGCATTAGAGAGCAAGCAGGCTAGTTACAGTGGTTTCTGTCCACTGAAAAAGTGGGACAATAGAAAAGATGCGTGATATTAGCCTACCTAATCAATCGTTGCTCAAGACTGACGGGCACCGGCTCGCAACGTGCTGGCGTGTTGCACGAGTTGATGGTGGTGTAGTTCGGTTCACTAGTCATCCAACTGCGCTAACTGTAAACAATGAATCATATGAGCCAAGTGACGTTATTCGGTCTGCTAGCGACACTGATGATAAAGGCGAATCTAGCGATCAGGAGATGACCGGCCTTGTAAGTGTGCAAGTGCTCGAGGCCGACATTCGAGCAGGCCGTTACCGTGGTGCCACAGTGCTTGTAATGACCGTTGATTGGCGATGGTGCGACCTTGCTGGGCCAATGCATACGATAACAGCAACTATCGACGTGATTGAATGGGACCTCGATCAATGGCGTGCAACCTTAGTTACGATTAGTGAACGCCTAAGAAGATCCCATCAGCACCGTGCAACCTTTACACGAAAGTGTGGTTGGAAGCAGTATGGCGATTTAGATTGCGGTAAGGTTATTACTACAATCTCAGGCACGATTACAACAGTCAACAGCCAAGTAAACTTTAGCACGAATGTTGTAGCGGCTACTGGCTTTCATGACTATGGTAGGTTCACGTTCACAACAGGAAATAACATAGGCCTTGCATTCGAAGTAAAGGAGCAAGTAAGTGGCGTGTTCATCCTGCAAGAGCGGCCACCTTTCACGGTCCAAGTCAATGACGAGTTCACCGCGGAGGACGGTTGCGACCGACTCGCTGAAACATGTAAAGACAAGAACAACTTCAGTAACTTTGGCGGCTTCGAAGATATTGTTGGAACCGACCGACTCATTGATGTTCCCGATTCGTCGGAGTGATGTTTGGGTTGCAGCCTTGGCGCAGTGCGGGCTTCCATACGTGCACAAGGGCAGGGTTGATTCGGCGGACTGTGTAGGTGTAATAGTCAACGCAGCACGCGCTGTTGGGTCACCGCTTCGTGATGAG